AGGTAATGTCAACGATGCAAAGGCGCTATTGGTAATGTTGTAGTGTGTTCCGAACGCATTCGCAGGTATCGTGAGTGAAGTTCCAGATACATTCATGTAGAGAGGACGGAATCCATTACGAACCGTGAGACCGCCACTCACATCGAGTTGTGTTGCAGGGGCTGTCGTTCCAACACCTAGAAATCCGTTGGAATGGATTCGCATGGCTTCAGACAACAGGAATGAAGGAGCTGCAATAATAACAACACGACCATTTCCACCACTAGCGCCACCAGAACCACCAGAATTAATACCTGCAACATAGTTTGCATCGCCAGTTCCTACTGGACTCGTTCTGTTTCCATTAGAAGAACCTAAAACTGTAAATCCAGAATACGTTATGTATGAAGAACCTCCACCAGCACCACGACTTGTGGGACCACCACTACCGCCTGGGAAAAATCCACCACCACCACCAGCTGAATTACCACCATTACCAGCACCTGGCGCACCAGCTTGAAATATTGTACCTGCTGCACCACCTCCACCTGAACCTGCTGCTGATTGTGTACCACCGGTTACATCTGATTCACATCGACCGGAACTACCTGATACTAGACCACCATTTCCTCCATAACCACCACCGCAATATGGTGCACCTCCGCCACCACCTACATCTACAAGTTCAACGATTAGAGTTCCACTACCACCTGTAACAGCTGTCCCTGTAGTTGCATTTGTCAAAGTAAAACTAGTACTCGATACAACACTCGCTACAATACCAGATAAGTTAAATACCGAACCACTTGCTAGATTTGAAATAATAAACCCCTGTCCTACATCAAGTCCATGAGCAGATGATGTTGTATAAGTGATTGTTCCACCGGAAGCAGACGCTCCAGTTACAATTCCAGTTTGAATCAATTGAATCGCTGAACGACCTCCACCGGATATAGAGGAATTCGCAGCGGAAAACCCACCTCCTCCATATGAACTTGATGCTGCAAAAGAACCTCCTTGTCCAACAATAACTCGTAAAGTCATTCCAGGTGTAACTGTTAGATTTCCTCTGACATAAGCGCCACCACCAGCATCACCATAGTCAACACGACTACCTCCACCAGCACCCCACAATGAAACTGTCATTGAAGTTACACCTCCTGAAACTGTATACGTTTGATCTGAACCAGTGTATGTAAAAATATTTGTACTGGTTAAGGCTCCATTGACTGACACGTTTGCAGTTTGAAACACGAGCGCAGAAGTTCCAGGTGAAGAAGATGCGGTGTCTACTGTATAGATTCTTCCTAGAGGATATCCGCTGGTAGCATTTCCAAAAAACAAAGATGTAACTGAGTTTGAGTATCTGTTTATAGTACTCTCTAACGTCAATGTATCAATTCCACTTCCATATGAATTTGAAGCACTAGAACCATTAAATTTTACAATTTCACTTCCAGTCACTGTTAAACTCGATCCATTGAACGTCAAATTTGCGTTTCCAAATCCTCCAGTTCCACCTTGTGCAACCGTCAGTACACTACCAACTCCTGTGGATCCACCAATCGAAACCGATCCAGCCGCACCAGTGTTGCCTGCGGATCCTGTGGGACCTGTGTTGCCTGTGACTCCAGCAGAGCCTGCAGAGCCTGTGGGTCCAGTACTGCCTGCCGATCCTGCAGAGCCTGTGGGTCCTGTAGTACCTGTGAACCCAGTTGGACCTGTGTTTCCAACACTTGGAATGGTTGTGTTCACATAGGAGATTGTGGAACCATTGAACCCTAGTGTAAGAGAACTAGAAGCCTGTGTGGTAGCGTAGATGTTGAGAGTCAGGTCAGACGAATAAGTGCGAGCAGGAATGGTCAGGTTGGACTTGTACAACTGCATAGGACTGGATAGGTTGACGCTGGTAGTTGTGGTTCCTGTAGCGACTGTGGTGGCACCATCCACCACTTCAAAGTAGAAGGATGCAGGACTAGTAGACAGCCCTACCGTAGCATAGAGTGTCAAAGTCCATACTCCAGTCACTGAGGTCTTGAGTGGAAGAGATGATGCTGCGACTGTGAAAGAAGCTACTTTTTGGTTGGTAGTTCCGGCAGGAATTGTGATGGTGCTTGCAGTCAAGTTTGGGTTGAAGGTAGTCAAGAGACTTCCAGTAATGGGTCCATCTGAAAAGGTGTTTGGGTCTGCAGGGAAAGAGATTTTACGAATGCGTGGGTCATCCGTTACATAGATATTCCCTATTGAATCGGTTATAATTCCATAAGGAAAGCCGAGTCTCGCATTGGTTCCAACTCCATCTGTGTTTCCTGTATTTCCAGTCAATCCTGCTATGGTGGTGATCACTCCAGATGTTGAAATTTTACGAATGCGATTATTATTAGGATCCGATACATACACATTGCCTGATGGGTCCACTGCAATTGCCCACAAGGTGTTGAACGAACTGTATGCATTTTCAACGATAGTCGCTATCTGTTGACCTGCAGAGTTGTACTTGTAAATCGCTAAATTGTATCGGTTGGCTACATAGATGTTATTAGATGTATCAATTGCGATACCAAATGGATCAGGACCTCCACCTACGAATGAAGACACAACGGCTGAAGGAGTGATTTTACGGACACCAAATGCGTCTGCAGCATACAGGTTTCCAGATGTATCAATTGTGAGTCCGAATATATTTCCGAAACTTGCATTCGTTCCAGTTCCATTGGTACCTGCATATTGACTGTTACCTGCGAAGGTTGTCACAACACCTGCAGATGTAATTTTACGAATACGAGTATTGTTTCGGTCTGTTACATACACATTCCCAGAGGAGTCTACTGCAATACCTCGTATATCGTTAAATCTAACATTACTACCTGTTCCGTCTTGATACCCTCCGTCTGTACTTCCTGCAAGTGTTGTAACGACCTTTGAAGGTGTGATTTTACGAACACGAAAAGATTCTCCAACATACAAATTTCCAGATGAATCGAGTGTAACGGCTACAGGACTTGAGAACTGGGCATTCGTTCCAGTTCCGTCTGAGCTTCCTTGAGAACTTCCTGCAAAGGTTGAAACCGTTCCGTCAGAAGAAGGAATTTGTGTCGTGTAACTCATCTGCAAAGTCAACCCACCTGAGAAGCCATCAATCCCCATAGATCCTGTAGGTCCAGTCACCGTTGAAGCAGCTCCTGTAGCACCTGTAGTTCCAGTAGGACCTACAACGGTTGAAGCAGCGCCTGTAGCACCGGTGTTTCCAGTAGGACCCATGATACCACCATACCCTAAACTATTCCATGCGGTGGTTCCATCACCTACTTTGAACTTTTGTGTATTTGTTTCAATTCCCATCTCGCCAGAAGCGAGTGTAGGATTGTTACTTGCCCATTCGGTGGACAAGCCACGCCTGAATTGTAATTGGATGTAAGGCATTGTTATTTGGGCAGAAACTATAAAACTAAACTATACTTCCGCAGTCAAACACAGGTCCGTAGGTATAAGAAGACGAAGGAGATCCACCATCAAAGGCTATGGGAGTTCCAACTGGACCTGTAACACCTGTCGGTCCAACGTTGCCTGTGGGTCCTGTTCTTCCAGTGGGTCCTGTGAATCCTGTAGGTCCAGTAACACCAGTGGGTCCAGTAACACCAGTGGGTCCAGTAACACCAGTGGGTCCAGTTGATCCTGTGACTCCAGCAGAGCCTGTGGGTCCTGTAGTACCCACACTTGGAATTGTCGTGTTCACGTAGGAGATGGTAGTTCCATTGAATCCTAGTGTAAGAGAACTAGATGCCTGTGTCGTTGCATAGATGTTCAACGTCAGATCTGTAGTGTAGGTTCGTGCAGGAATGGTCAAATTAGACTTGTACAGCTGCATAGGACTGGATAGGTTGACGCTGGTTGTGGTTGTTCCTGTAGCTACTGTAGTTGCGCCATCTACGACCTCAAAGTAGAAGGAAGCAGGGCTTGTAGATAAGCCTACAGTAGCATAAAGTGTGAGAGTCCATACTCCTGTAACTGAGGTCTTTAGAGGAAGAGATGCTGCTGATACCGTGAACGAAGCTACTTTTGCATTAGTGGTTCCTGCTGGAATGGTGATGGTACTTGAACTCAAACTTGGATTGAAGCTAGTCAATAAGGATCCGGTCAAAGGTGATCCTGAATAGATGTTTGGATCTCCTCCTGGAAGTGCGATCTTGCGAATGCGATTGTTAGCATTATCTGCAATGTATAGAAGTGTACTATTTGAATTGATTATAATTTCTTCAAGACCAGAGAAACTTGCATTGGTTCCAATTCCATCTGCTGACCCTCCACCTGTATTTCCTGCTAATGTTGTGACTACACCTGCTGATGTGATTTTTCTGATAAGATTAGTGGCCTGATCTGTTACATACACATTTCCAGATGAATCCACTGCAAGTGCAATAGGATCATTGAAACTTGCACCTGCTCCTGTTCCATCACTAGATCCTCTTGAACCACTACCAGCCAATGTTGTAACTACACCTGCAGATGTGATTTTACGGATACGCTGATTATTAGAATCTGCAACATATACAGTTCCAGTAGAATCAACTGCCACTCCGTTAGGATATCTAAAACTTGCATTCGTTCCTGTTCCATCAACCCATGTTCCATTTGAATTGCCTGCCAGCGTTGTAACTACACCTGCAGATGTGATTTTACGAATACGATGATTACCAACATCTGCTATATAGATATTTCCAGCAGAATCTACTGCAATGCCTTTAGGATTCAAGAAACTAGCATTGGTTCCAGTTCCATCAGCAAATGTACCTGTTCCACTACCTGCAAATGTAGTGACAACTCCTGCAGGTGTGATTTTACGGATAATTTGATTAGCTTGATCCGCTACATAAATATTTCCAGATGAATCTGTTGCAAGTCTAAATGGAGTATTAAAACTTGCATTCGTTCCGGTTCCATTGGTAGATCCTGAACTTCCACTACCAGCAAATGTAGTTACAACACCTGCGGATGTGATTTTACGAATACGTTTGTTATTTGTGTCAGCAACATAAAAGTTACCTGTTAAATCTAATGTAACTCCAGAAGGAGCACTGAATGTTGCATTCGTTCCTGTTCCATCAGCATATCCTAGTGAACTACCTACAAACGTCGTCACTACACTCTCAGATGGAGCCACTTGTGTCGTATAGTTCATCTGCAACGTCAATCCACCTGAGAAACCATCAATACCTTGAGTTCCTGTAGCGCCTGTGGATCCAGTAACACCTTGACTTCCTGTTGGACCAGTAAGACCTGTACTACCTGCGGATCCAGTGGGACCTGTTCTTCCTGTTGCTCCAGTAACACCAGTAGGTCCAGTATTACCCACGCTTGGAATCGTGGTATTGATATACGATATAGTTGAACCGTTGAACCCTAGTGTAAGAGAACTTGAGGCTTGAGTTGTAGCATAGATGTTCAAGGTTAAATCACTGCTGTAGGTTCGAGCAGGAATGGTGAGGTTGGACTTGTAGAGTTGCATTGGACTGGATTGGTTGACACTAGTTGTAGTCGTTCCTGTAGCGACCGTTGTTGCACCATCCACCACTTCAAAGTAGAATGAAGCTGGACTGGTGGATAACCCTACTGTAGCATACAACGTCAAACTCCAAACACCCGTAACCGATGTCTTCAGTGGCAGAGATGATGCTGCTACCGTGAACGAAGCAACTTTAGCGTTAGTCGTTCCAGCAGGAATCGTAATGGTGCTTGAAGTCAATGCAGGGTTGAAACTGGTCAAGAGTGTTCCTGTTAAAGGAGTATTTACATACGTGTTAGGATCTGCTCCAAGATTGATCTTACGGATAATATGATTTCCAATTTCTGCCACATAGATAAATCCAGCTGAATCTATTGCAAGTCCAACAGGACGTCTAAAAGTAGCATTGGTTCCTGTTCCATTTGAATACCCTGCCGAACTACCTGCTATAGTTGTCACTACACCTGAAGGTGTTACTTTGCGAATACGATTATTATATTGATCACCAACATATAGATTTCCCGCAGAATCAACTACTAATGCGTCAGGACCCCAAAATCTAGCATTCGTTCCGGTTCCATCTGTAGTTCCTTGTGAACCTCCTGCAATCGTTGTCACTACACCTGAAGGTGTGATTTTACGAATATTATTGTTAGGAGAATCTCCTATAAATAGATTTCCATCTGAATCTATTGCAAGTCCTAAAGGTTGACCAAACGTTGCATTGGTTCCGGTTCCGTCTGCAGTTCCTGATGTTCCACTACCTGCAAATGTTGTGACTACACCTGCAGGTGTGATTTTACGGATACGACGGTTATTATTATCCGAAACGTAGACGTTTCCTGATGAATCCACTTTGAGTTCACGAGGACCATTGAAACTCGCACTTGCTCCAGTTCCATCCGCAAATGTACCTGAACCACTACCTGCTAGTGTTGTTACCACTCCAGAGGGTGTAATTTTACGAATGCGGTTACTTGAATCACTTACATACACATTTCCAGATGAATCGACTGCGATTGCAGTAGGATAATAAAAACTCGCATTGGTTCCAGTTCCATCTGCAAATGCAGGTGAACCACTACCTGCGAGTGTTGTTACCACACCTAAAGGTGTGATTTTACGCACACAACTACCACTGTATTCTACTGTATATAGATTTCCAGATGAATCCACTGCGACTCCGAAGGGTTCAAAAAAACTCGCATTCGTTCCGGTTCCATTCGTAGATCCTGACGACCCACTTCCTGCAAAAGTCGTAACAACTGCATCACTAGTAGGAGCTTGTGTCGTATAACTCAACTGCAGCGTCAAACCACCGGATCCTCCACTTGAGTTCAATATGGTTTGAGTTCCTCCTGTAGTAGTATGGATTAAGTTTCCAGCAGTGTCTGCACTAAGCCTTGCGTTTCCAATGTAGACTGATTCAGGTCCCACATATATATCCCTCCAACGGTTTGTTGGAGAACCAAGATTGTATGTAGAACCTACAGTAGGTATCAAATCAAATGGAACGTCACCTGTAATAGTACCGGTAGGACCTGTACCACCTGCTCCAGTGGCTCCTGTAAATCCTGCTCCATACGCAATCAAATGCATACTACACCATGTTCCTTGTCCGGTGGTTGTGCTTCCTACTTGTAGAGTTTGTCCTCCAGTGTTTGCACTGAATGCTGTAAAACTCATGTAATCAGTGGTTCCATTCATATAGACCATTTTGGTTCCGCCCATTGAAAGACCAGAGTTAGTGGTCGTTGGAATAGCATTTTGCAAGATCATGATTGTGGAGTTCGAATTCTTGATGGCTTGAAGGTTATCTTGATTGTTTGATGTTGAACCATAAGCCCACCATCCACCCATAGACACTTCATAATATCCTGCTACGTTAGGACGAATTCGTGCCGAACTTGTGTATGCATTAGTTCCTCCTGTTCCTGCATTCACCCACCAACTTTGCGGATCAAAATCACTTACGAAGGGAATGATGTAATCGTTCGTATTTGCACTGACTGTGAGATCACCGCCTAATTTGCCTTGAACGACGTAGTTACTCGCTGATAAACTGGATGCAGGACCCACTGGACCTGTACTACCTGTCGGACCTGTCACAGTTGAAGCTGCACCTGTTGGGCCAGTCAAACCAGTTCCTCCAGTGAACGATGCACCTGTAGGTCCAGTGTTGCCTGTAGGACCGGTGACACCTGATGAACCGGTTGCTCCAGTATTTCCGGTTGGACCTGTGACTCCTGATGAACCGGTTGCTCCAGTATTACCGGTAGGACCTGTTACGCCTGACGAACCTGTAGGTCCGGTGTTGCCTGTAGGACCCGTCAAACCAGTACCACCGGTAAACGATGCACCTGTAGGACCTGTGACTCCTGACGAACCAGTTGCTCCGGTTGGACCAGTTACACCTGATGAACCAGTAGGACCCGTCAAACCAGTACCACCGGTAAACGATGCACCTGTAGGACCAGTAGTACCGGTAGGACCTGTAACTCCTGACGAACCAGTTGCTCCAGTTGGACCAGTGTTGCCTGTAGAACCTGTGACACCTGACGAACCTGTGGGTCCAGTAGTACCTGTAGGACCTGTAAGACCTGTGGCACCAGTACCGATCGCACCTGTGGGTCCAGTAGTACCGGTTGGACCTGTGACACCTGACGAACCCGTTGCTCCAGTAGTACCGGTTGGGCCTGTAAGACCTGTAGCTCCTGTACCAATGGCTCCAGTTGGACCTGTGTTACCAGTTGGACCGGTGACACCTGACGAACCTGTTGCTCCAGTTGGACCCGTCAAACCAGTACCACCGGTAAACGATGCACCTGTGGGTCCAGTGAACCCTGTAGGACCTGTGACACCTGACGAACCTGTTGTTCCAGTTGGACCCGTCAAACCAGTACCACCAGTAAACGATGCACCTGTAGGTCCAGTATTTCCGGTTGGACCTGTGACTCCTGACGAACCGGTTGCTCCAGTTGGACCTGTAAATCCTGTAGCACCAGTGAAGGCAGCACCTGTTGGGCCAGTCAAACCAGTTCCACCGGTAAACGATGCACCTGTTGGACCTGTAAATCCTGTAGCACCAGTGAAGGCAGCACCTGTTGGGCCAGTAAACCCTACACCGGTAGGACCCGTCGCACCTATAGTTGGAAATGTGGTATTGAGATACGACACTGTAGATCCATTGAAACCTAGTGTTAGTTCACTTCCAGCTTGAGTTGTGACAAAAATATTGAGCGTCAAATTGGTCACATAGGTTCGAGCTGGAATACTTAAAGTATAACTGTAAGGCTGCATGGCTGTTGATAGGTTGACGCTAGTACTTGAAGTTCCAGTTGCAATCGTAGTCGCACCGTCTAAAATTTGATAATAGAAGGTAGCTGGACTGGATGGAGTCGCAACCGTTGCAAATAAAGTTAAATTCCAATATCCAGTCACAGGTAGAACATTAGGTAAAGATGCAGCAGCAATCGTAAAGGTTGCGATGTTTGCATTCGTTGTAGATGCAGGGACTATGATAAATTTTTGAGATGCAGTTATATTGAAAGGGTTTATCAGTGTTCCTGTAACAACTGTTCCTGAATACGTTGTAGATGATAATGTCGCCATCTTACGAACACGGCTGTTGTTATAGTCCGAAATCAATAGGTCTCCAGACACATTAATCGTAATTCCTCGAGGATAACTAAATTGAGCATTGGTTCCAGTTCCATCTAGATAGCCATTTGTAGTACCAGCAAATGTAGTAACAACGCCTGAAGACGTAACCTTTCGAATAGAGTGATTGTTGTAATCAACCACATAAAGATTACCTGCTGAATCTCGAGTAACATCATAAGGGTACCTAAATTTAGCATTGGTTCCAGTTGCATCTGTAAAACCAGATGTACTTCCGGCAAGTGTAGTTACTGTTCCAGAAGGTGTTATTACGCGAATTCGATTGTTTTCTGTGTCAGCTACGTAGACATTACCTGATGAATCTACAACAAGTCCTGAAGGTGCTGCAAATCTTGCATTGGTTCCGATCCCATCTAGATACCCATATGTACTTCCGGCAAGTGTAGTGACAACTGCACTAGATGTTATTTTACGAATACGGGAATTGTTGTAATCTGCTACATAGATGTTTCCAGATAGATCTATAGCAAGTCCTCGAGGGTAGTTAAATTGAGCATTGGTTCCAGTTCCATCACTAGTACCATATGCAAAACCACCAAACGTACCACCAGCAAATGTACTAACAACACCAGCAGACGTTATCTTGCGAATACGATGATTGCCTGAGTCAGACACGTATACATTACCTGCAGTATCTACAGTTACTCCTCGAGGATAACTAAATCTAGCATTGGTTCCAGTTCCCTCTACGTATCCGTTTGTAGTACCAGCAAATGTAGTAACAACACCATCAGATGTTATTTTGCGAATACGATGACCAGTTTCACTTGCAACGTATGCAGTACTTTGTGAATCTGTAGCAATTCCCCATATATCAAGAAAATATGCATTTGTTCCAACTCCATCGTCATTACCACCTCCTTGTCCAGCAAATGTAGTAACAACGGACGAAGGTTCTGATTGTGAAAGATATAATTGAAATGTAAGTCCTCCTGAAATACCTATAACTCCAGCAGATCCAGTGTTACCTGTGGAGCCAGCAGGTCCAGTCACTCCTGATGAACCTATAGGACCAGTGAACCCTGTAGGACCTGTGACACCTGAAGAACCAGTCGGTCCGGTGAACCCTGTAGGACCAGTTACACCTGACGAACCAGTTGGACCAGTTACACCTGACGAACCAGTTGGACCAGTGACTCCTGATGAACCAGTTGCACCTGTAGGACCTGTAACTCCAGACGAACCGGTAGTACCGGTAGGGCCTGTTACACCTGATGAACCAGTCGGTCCAGTGTTACCAGTAGGACCAGTCACTCCTGATGAACCAGTCGGTCCGGTGAACCCTGTAGGACCAGTCACTCCTGAAGAACCAGTCGGTCCAGTTACACCTGACGACCCAGTTGGACCAGTGACTCCTGATGAACCAGTTGCACCTGTAGGACCTGTAACTCCAGACGAA